GGAGCAGGAACAAGGGACGGCTTAGCGGCAGGATTTGCTGCTTTAGGTCCGCCGCCTTGTGGCGCTGATGTTGCCTCTGTCATTGGCAATGCTGTTTTTCCGGTTTGTGCCATCATAATTCCTCCTTCAGCTTGCTCAGGGATTGGCAATGCCCCGTAGCTAAGCGCTGGAGACATATCATTGATAGGTTCAACTTCTTCTCCAGCGTACATTTTTTGAGCTACGTCAATAGCTTGTTGAATAAACTCTTCTCTATTTGGATATGCTTTTCTTAGTTGCCGCCCAAACTCATTATTGATAACATCAATCTTACTTTCAGGACTGCCGCTAGCTTCACGGAAATCAATTAGTTCCGAAGCAACTTTTGAACCTAGCCCCGTTCCTAAGAAATTTTTCATGCCTAGGACGCTGTCCTCTTCGCCTACTTCAGCAAGTCCACCAAGTAGAATGTGCCTCAGCGTGTCTTCAGTGCGGTCATCATCTTGATAATCAAATTTATTAGCGGTAGAACGAGAAATACGAAGGGCGTCATTTACAGCGTCTGCTGTGCCTGTAAGATACATAGGCAACATCTCTAAAGAAGAAATGCCAGCATCATTATAGTCTTGAATATCCTGCTTACCCCGATTTACAGCTTGCCGCCGTGTCATGCGTTGTCCAATCATAGGGGTTGATTCATTAGCCATTCTGTTCTGCCTTTGCTACTACCTCGCTACGCAAACTTTTTAACCTGCGTAACTCGCGGATTGCTCCTTGTGCCATGTGGATAACTACCACATCAGTAGACTGTTCTAGTACCTTAAACGCATCTTTAATCCGTTCTTCCATATAGAGTTCTAGAGCGTCAGTATTCTTTTTAGTATTAACAAGTGGGAGTAGTTTTTTAGCTACTTCTGGTGTCACCGAAGACCTCCTAGTATACTAGCAAGTTGTGCCTGTGGGTTTTGTTCTTGTTGTGGTGCTTGCTCACCGGCGGCACTAAAGCCTTGCTCGCCTGGCACAGCTGCGCCTCCTACCCCTATGTTACCGGCGCCGCCGCCAGACATATCCATTGGGCTAAGCCCTTGGTCAGGTTGTTGCTGTTGCTGCATCCCGCCAGCTTCACGAATAATCTGTGCTTGCCGGAATGCTTCCCGCTCATCGTTAATAAACTTCTCGGCATCCAAGTCCATAGACTGTGCCAATTCTTTAAGTACGACAGAAAACTTAACAAATGATGCAAGGTTTGGATTCCCTGCAATATTGAGAAGTTGAAGTAGCCGTTGTGACCGAACTTCATTTTTCATCAAGCTTTCGGTACCACGCGCTTTAACCTCTAAGTCGCCTTTAATATCAGGGTCAAAATCAAATTGCATATTGAATGCATAGAATGCTTCCCCTAAAGGCTGTAGCAAGTAATCGTCAATGTTTTTAACTACGCCTTTAATGCTCAGCTGGGCAGCTCCCATAAGCATAGAGATGCCGGCGGCTGTACGGCCGGTGCCTTGTACGCCTGTTTGGCCGTGGGAGTACGATGGAATACCCGTAGCATCATCGGCCATCTGCCGCGCTTTATCAAACATCATCATGTTTTCGGCGCTGACGTTAGGATACTTAGTGCCAAATAGCGCTTGACCTGGTGCGCCACCTTGTCTACGAAATACTTTACCGGGGTAGAGCTCAAGGTCTTGCCCTGGGACTAGGTTGGTTTCGTCAATTTCAAATATAAGATTTCCAGAAAGTACGGCATTATCAACAGCCATGCGCATAAAGCCATTCATAAGCTGCTGGGTATCAGTCATGTTTTCTGCTAAGCCTACGCCAAAGAATGAATAAGGATTCATTTCGTATGGTGCGGCAAAATACGGAATACGCTTAGGCGTAAACGGATTGATTACAAGCCGTAGGATTTTATCGTGGCAAATCCAGCAGTTAACTTGTAGCGTGTCTACATTCTTCAAATCGGCGGGAACATCAAGCCCTGCTTCTTCTGCTACATCTTTGTCGATGTTGCCCCAGAACTCAAGGATTTCAAACCGGTCGATATCATACGAATTTCGGTAGTCTTCAATGTCTGTTTCCCACCACTTACGAGTGTAGTTAGTGCCCATAGAAACGGCATTATCAATGGCGTCAGCACGGAAGTATGGGCGCTTCTTAAGTGCGCGTAAATCTGAATGACTTAGGCGATGCCGCTGAATAATAAATTCGCATTCATCCATATTTTTAGCGTCAGAATCAGGGTAAAAGTTCCAAATAGAAACGTTTTCTACTTTTGGTACCGTTTTAATTAACGGGTCATAGTTACCTTCATCGTCCCAATTAGCATACTCTTTATCTACCGCAAATGGGCCTTTAATGATGCCTGTGCCAAATAAAGCCATTTCAAATGCAGTGAGGCGCAAATGTTTAGATGCACTAGACTCCTCAAGTTGGTCTAGTATTTTCTTCTCCATCCGCTTTGCAGCTTCTTGTGCTGGATTGTAAGTTTGTGCGGTAGGAGTTTTACCAACGCCGAGGCGTACGTCGCCCTCAATTTCAGAAAGTTCATCAGAAAATGTACCAAGGTTCATTTCTTCTAGGCTTTTACGGGTAGCCCCAGGCGGGAGTTGCCGTCCATCTCCAGAAAATCCGTACATTTTGCCGAGCTCTTCCATAGAATTTTCGGCATCTTTAGGGTCAAAATGTACCGCTTCTTCTACGCCTTCTGGGATGCGAGTAGGGTCAACACCTAAAGGAAAACGCTGGCCAGCAAACAAGACATCAATAATCTGTCCGTATGCTGCCAGCACTTTGGTTTTTGTAACTTTGATAAAGACTTGAGATTTTTCGGTAGATGTAAATTGCATATCAGGGCCGTACAGACCGCGGTATTGCCGGTAAGCATCCAGCCACCGTTCTTCTTCATCTTGGCGACTAGATTCTACAATTTCAAATTTTGAACGTATATATTCAGCAAGTTCTTCAGAACCTGATTTTGGTTCAAATACTAGCGCTTCAATGTTTTCATCTTCAGCCATTTATCAATATCCAAAAGTTGTGTCTGCAGGTGCCCATCTTTGTGTTGGTATTTGATTTGGGTAATCAAAGATAGACCGAGACTGTGGTCGCGACATGATACCATATCGCAGTGCATCGTAGAGGTGGTCTTCTACTTTAGTATTTACGTCCTCTGGATTAGTTTTATCTAGAGGAAGGGAAGGAAGCTGAGCAATGAGGTTAGTACAGTTATTAAATATCTCAATGCCGGCGCGCCCAGTATTTTCATCAATTTGTAGTCTGCGGTGCAGTTCGTTTTTACCTGCTACACGGCTACCGCGACTTCTGTCAGATGGACGCCAACGGCATCCTTCAACAATCATCTGTTCAGCTAGGCTTGGTCCTGTATCACCGCGCTTGTGCCATAGTGATGAGTCAAGTACGCCGTAATGTATAGCTTCGCCTTCTTCTGCCGCTAGTACCATATGTGCTAGCTCTTTAGCTGGTACTTTACTTACATAAAGCTCCCGATAAACAAGAAGCGTTTCATCAGCTGGGTCTACAGCAAACCAAAGAACGCCGGTAGCAGAGGAGTAGCCGTAATCGCAAGCCCTAAATTTACGCCATGAATTCGGTATGTCATAAGGTTCAACAACATGATGTAGCCTACTAAATTCTGAAAAGGCGGCGCCTTCCGCAATATCCCAAGACCCTTCTAGTAACTGTCGTCGCTGTACTTCAGGCAGTGAGAGCAGCATGGCTTCATAGTCGCCTTGCTCATAAAGGTACGGATTATCCAACAATTTAGCTGGGATAAAACGCCGCCTGAAGAGCGGTTGTCCCGCTTTGCTATGGCGTTCTGGATAAGCCAACGTTTCACCAGTAGTAATGTCAGTCGCCCAGAACGATGTGTTATGCGGAGCAGGGTCGATAAACATCTTTTTAACCCACGCATGCCCCGGACCACCAGGGTTGGTTGTCGCCCGCATGAAGACGGGTAACGAGGGGTCTGCAGTTCTGAGACGCGAGCGTAAATAATCCCAAGCATAAGGTGTCGAATACTGCGTCAGTTCGTCTATGCCAATGTAAGTAAACGCCTGACCTTGGTAACGCAGAACATCTTTGTCCTGCTCTAGATATGTCATCCAGATTCTAGCACCGGATGGAAATGTCCATTGGCTTTTCTTTTCCATCCATTTTGCGCCAGGGTATGCTTTAGGGTACATCTCCTGACTTTTATGTATCAATTCGCGCAATTCATCATTTGTACGACGAAGAATCAGCGCGTTAAAATTCTGGTTATTACAATAACGCAACGGGTCAATAATTAGAGCGTAAGACTTGCCGCCACCAGCTGCGCCACCGTATAAAACTTCTCGTTCCGATGAAGCAAGAAAGTCTGTTTGAGGGCCGGCATTTGGCTCGAACAAAATTTCATCTTCTTGCTCCTCAACTGGCTGGTACGCGCTAGTACCAATCAATTGAGCTTCGGGTTCTTTAAGAGCCTCTTCTTGCTGCGTCAGCTTGACCAATTTTTTCTGGGCCATATTAAGCTGAGTTCGCGCAGAACGCTTAGCACGTTTTAGCTTGTCCTGTTCCCGCTGCTCTTTAGTTTTGGGTTTGGATGTTGCCTTGGGCCGCGGTCTTGGCCGCACGGCGTTTTTGTTCAACATGCTTTCGTCTATCCGATGCGTCACGTTTTACACGTTTCCACAAGCCCATTGGAGTAATCCGTACACCTGTGTAATCCGTAAGCCACCGAGCTACTTCTGGGTAGGACGAGGTTTTTAAATACGCAATGCCTTCTTCCAAGGCTTCTAAATGTTCTTCAATAGGTTCTAAAAGTTG